GTGCGCCTTAATCGTGAAACACGAAGGCGTGAAAACGAAAGTATGCCTGCTAAACTTGGACCATTTTCTACCGATACAAAAGAAGCAGTTAAGAAAATATTTGCTCAAAATGGAAGAATGGGACCAAGCGATTTTAACATCGAAGCAAATGATGTTGTTGAAGCTGAACCAAAACAAAATACTGCCCCCGTTAATGAAGAAAAACCCAAGGGCGAGCCGGGACAAGGAAGACCTCCCGGCAAGAAAGACGAACTTAAACGCAATCGTAGAACGATTAAACCTGTCAATGCTTCGCATTGGTATGAAGAAAAATATTATAAAATTGAAGAAATAACAACTCCTGCATTTTTAGCAAGTGTTAACAAGGCTTCAGTTGAAGATTTATCAGATAAAGAATATCAATCATTTGAAAATTTTAAAATTGGTTTATTGTCACAATTTATGCAGAAAGATAGTGTAACCAAGCAAAAAATACAAGCTGCGCTTTCTTCTGAGATTGTTATTCCCAAGCCTTTAAAAGCCTTAATTAAATTAACAGAACAAAAGCTAGAGAACAAACAAAAAAGGCCTCTAGAGTTCTATCAAAAAAGAAAAATAGCATTATCTGCGTATGCAATTTATGCTGGCGATAATAAAATGGTGTAAAATTATTTTGGAGGATGAATAAAATGAATATACCTATTTTCAAAGCTGAAAAAGAAGCAGGACTAGAAGACTTAATTAAGACTTCTGCTGCCGTCGCATTATGCGGTGATGCTGATTTGGTAGATTCATTTGAAATCCCCTCAACAGCTAAAGCTTATCTTCTTGCCAAAGCTGAAAATAAAAATCAAATCGACCTTGCTTATTTAAAAACTATTTTAGTTTCTACGGGCTGGAATCTCAATGATGATGTATTCGATCCTCTAGAAATGTGGTCTGCGAAATCTAGCCCAGAAGATAAGCCTTTTAATTACGAGCATTGTCAAGATGACATCATCGGACATATAACTGGATGCTATGCTATTGATAACAATGGCGAGATGCTTTTGGATAATTTAGATTATAAGTCTGTACCTCAAAACTATCATATTGTCGCCTCTTCTGTGCTTTATAAAATTTGGGAAAGCCCCGAGAAGCAAGAGCGAATGGACAGCATCATTAAAGAAATTTCTCAAGGAAAATGGTTTGTAAGCATGGAAGCTCTCTTCCAAGGATTTGATTATTCTATCAAGTCTGCGAAGGGAACTGAAATTATTGCCAGAAATGAAAAGACGGCATTCTTAACTAAATATCTTAAAGCTTATGGTGGAAATGGTAAGTTTGAGGATGCGAAAATTGGTCGTGTTCTTAGAAATATTGTTTTTTCCGGTAAGGGATTAGTTAGAAAACCAGCAAATCCTGATAGCGTTATTTTATCTTCGAGTAAAGCTTCGGGGTATGATCAAAATGAACCCATTAAGGAGAACGAAATGACTGAACTAGTTTTAGCCCAAGAAAAAGCCGCTGAACTTCAAGCTCAACTTGAAAATGCTCAGGCTGAATTGGCAAAAATCAAAGCCGAAAAGCAACTTACTGATCGCATCTCGACGATTGCTTCTAAGTTAGAAGCTAATCCTGAGGAAGCTACCACTTTGGCTACTGCTCTTAATACTCTTGCTGATGCAGAGTTTAATACCGTAGTTGCTACTGCTGAAGCTTATATGTCCACCAAGTTGTCGGCTTATAAAGCAAAAGCAAACGATCTTTCCGAAATTAAGGCGGCTCTTGAAGCTTTAATGAAGAGTCAACAAGAAATGAGCGATAAGTTCCACGAAAAGATGGAACCCGTCGAAGATCCTGAAGGCCCAGCTACTCCAGAAAAAGAAGCTGAAGCAGTCAAAATGCCTGCTGGCCCAGCAGCTAAAACACCTGTCAAGAAGATCTCTGGCCCTTTCAAAATGGGCGGTTTGCCTAAAGAAGCGGCCCCTATCGTAACGGGATCTGATCACTCTGAAGAAACTACTTCTTCTGAGCTTTTAGACAGCGCCAAGCCAAATGAAGAACCAGCTTTGGCATCTGCTCCTGTAGAAGCAGATGAAATGAGCAAAATTGCGGCTCAAATCGCATCTTACCTCAATTTAGATTCTAGAAAAGAAGAAGCGAAAGTTTAAATTTCTATTATAAGGAGAACCTGAAGATGGCTCTTAAACCTGATCGTTCTATTGAGACAACTGAAATCACTTTAGTGTGCAACGATGTCATTGTCAAGGGCGCAGTCCTTGTTTATGGCACCGGAGCAACCACTTCGGCATCTGGTGCGGGTGTTTATACTCCCGGCGCTGCTGAATTTGCTGCTAACTCTTCTGGCCGTATTCCGGCTGGTCTTAGCCTTGCAAACTTCGTTAATATTGACCAAACCCGTCAGAAGAGGAACTTCCACAAGGACGAGCAAATCGTCGGTGAAAAGGTTCCTTTGCTTCGTAGGGGTTGGGTTATCACCGACCAAATCGCAGCTGTAACTCCCGCCGTTGGCGATACTGCGTATCTTGGCGCTTCTGGCTTATTAACCAACTCTTCGGCAAACGGTGCGCCTAAGGTTGGCCAATTTGCGACCAAGAAGGACGCAGATGGTTATGCCAAGGTTTATATTAACTTACCGCAAGTATAATTTAATTAACAATTAGGAGAAAATTCAGATGAAAAAGCCTACAGCCGAAATGATTGATTTGCTTCGTCAAGCGGGAGATAACCGCTACGAATGCGCTACCGCAGCCCAGTTAGAGCTTGCTAAGGCTCTTACTCTTCCTCTTCGTCAGGGGATCTTGAAGGGTGACATCATTAGCGGGATCTATGAGCCCGTTTATTTTGCCCCCGGTACTGCCGTTGAATTCCCCTTGGACTTCATCGCTCCCGGCACCGAACGTGATTATGTCGCTTATACGGTTCCTGCCCAAGGCCGGATTCCTGAGCGCCATATCGAAGGTGACTTCGTAATGGTTCCTACCTATGAAGTAGGTAGCTCCATCGACTTCGCAATGAAGTACGCTCGCGATGCCCGTTGGGACATTGTTGGTCGTGCTATGCAAGTTCTCGAAGCGTCTTTCACTCGCAAGATGAACGATGACGGCTGGAGAACCCTCCTTTACGCCGGTTACGGTCGCAACCTCACCGTTTACGATGATGCTGCTACTGCTGGCCTCTTCACCAAGCGTCTTATCGCTTTGATGAAAACCGTTATGCGTCGTAACGCTGGTGGTAACTCGACCTCGGTTAACCGTGGTCAGCTTACCGACGTTTACGTCTCTCCTGAAGCGATGGAAGATATTCGTAGCTGGGATCTTTCTCAGGTCGATGACTTCACCCGTCGTGAGATCTATCTTGCAGGCACCGGCAACGATGAGTTTGGTCAGACCTCTCTCTTCGGTGTTCGCCTCCACGATCTTGACGAATTGGGCGTTGGTCAAGAATATCAAAACTATGCCGTTAACACCCTCGGTGTTACCCTCCCCGGCAGCAAGACTGAACTCGTTGTTGGTCTTGACCTTTCCAAGGGCGACTCGTTCGTTATGCCTTGGAGACAGGAAATCGAAGTATTTGAAGATCCTACCTTCCATCGTCAACGCAGAGTTGGCTTCTACGGCTTCGGCGAATACGGTTTCTCCGTACTCGACAGCCGCAGAGTATTGCTCGGCGCTCTTTAATAAAAAGCGTTTTAATTGCAAAGAGAATAGGGGGCCAAAAGCCCCCTGTTTTCTTTTATATGGGTGTATTTTTCATATAGGAGAAATACTATGCCAAGAATTATATCTAGAATTATTGATCAATATGATTTTTCCGGCCCACCAATATCTGGCCAATATCTTAAATATGATAGTGCTTCTGGAGTATTTAGGACAGCCCCTATATCTGTAACTGGCGCTGTTAGCACTATAACTTCAAATAATGGGTCGGTAGCTGTTGTCACAAGTGGAACTAATGTTGATTTATCTGTAACAGTAGCTGCTGCTACAAATAATGTTATCGTTCAAGTAAGAAATACCACTGGAGCAACTTTAACTAAGGGAACAATAGTTTATATTAACAATGCTATTGGCCAGACTCCTACTGTTGCAAAAGCTCTTGCTACATCTGATGCAACTTCCGCACAAACATTAGGAATGGTTTCAGCAGATATTTCAGATAATGCTGTTGGTTATGTAACTATAATTGGTTTAATTGAGGATATTGATACAAATTCATATGAAGATGGTGATCAATTATATCTTAGTTCAACTACTGCTGGAACATTTACAAAAGATAAGCCTTATGCACCATTTCATTTAGTTTATGTTGGCGTAGTTGAATATGCACATCAAAATCACGGAAAAATATTTGTTAAAGTACAAAATGGCTATGAGTTAGATGAATTACACATTGTAGAAGCAAGATATCCAACACGTGGTCAAACACTTATTTATAACTCAGCAAGTGGAGCTTGGCAAAATTCTCTTTTGTCTTTAACGCATAGTGTGACAGGAGTATTGCCTGTTGCAAATGGTGGAACTAACGCCTCT